GTGACCCATGAAAAGTTTTTTCCTCCTTGGAACAACGATGATAATTCTTTGCGGATACCACGAAGAGGGCGGCCAAAAGGTGCATGCAATCAAACAACAAAATTGCTCAAAGATGCTATTCTTATTGCTGCGGAACAAGCAGGATACCATCATGGCCAAGAGGGATTGGTGTCTTATCTGCAATATCATGCGTTAAATAACCCTGTGCCTTTCTTTTCACTTTTAGCGAAGGTTTTGCCTCTGCAAGTAACTGAAGAAGAGGAAAGCAATGTCAAAACAATTTCGCGTATCGAGATTGTGCCTGTGGTTTCAAAAAAGAGTGCACAGGATACAAAAACTTTCACGGAAATATCATAATCATGAGGTATCAGTTGGTGAAGTACAATACCCATGAACGCGGGGAATATCGAAGAATATATTGTAAAATGGCTACGGTCGTTAGACGAAGCTGCTGAGATATCAAGAGGGATTATTCATAAGAAGACAAGAAGAAATTTATAGGCAAGATAATCATTGAATAAGAATAAAAGCTAAGCAGAAATAAATCTGTAAGTTTTCATAATTTGTGAGATTTCATTTTAAAAATTTAATGAGCTATAAATAATTTATTTATTAATAGCTGTACTGTCTATGTCAAAATTTTTGAAAAATCCTAAAGTGAAAAACAACCCATCACAAGGCAAAGATGCTTATGCTTCGTGACGCATTTGAATTTAATCCCTTCCCCAAAAGAAAAAGAAGCAACATAAAATTAAAAGTTAAAGACCCCTCCTAATAAGATCAATAAAGCTAAACTTAATGGTTCCGTATCAAAATCCTTAATATAAATTCTACCTATATTATATCAATATTTTGCATGCATTTTGCCTATAGGGAGAAAGAAGGCGGTCTTTCAGGAAGACCCTCTTGATTGATGCATTTTTGAAGCAAAGTTTCTTTCAACTTTTTACTCTGAAGCATGTCACATACCATTTGGCCTTTATGTGTAGAGGTGATGTCATTTCTGAACATTGTTTCACCTTTGGAGTGCTCATACAAAGACTTTGTAACCCCTGCGGCTTTATAACCTTGCAGTTTTTCAATTCTAATGCTTTTTAACCTTGATCGCATATGATGACCACAATGCAAATTTCTCTTATTCCAAAACTCATTTCTGTTTTTTCTGGCAAGGCAGATATCCGCGCCGCTTGGGGAGGGCGGGGATCTGGAAAAACACGTTCCTTTGCTTTGATGTCTGCTGTGATTGGCTATCGTTATGGCAAAGCAGGAGAGCAAGGGGTAATTTTATGTGCACGACAATTTCAAAATTCGCTCAATGAAAGCTCTCTAGAAGAAATTAAACGCGCCATTGAAGCCTATCCATTCTTGCGTAACTATTATGATGTTGGCGATAAATATGTGAAGTCAAAAGATGGTCGAATTCTTTATGCTTTTGCCGGCCTTGATCGCAATATCTCTAGCATTAAATCAATGGGGCGTATTCTCCTGTGCTGGGTTGATGAAGCCGAACCTGTGACTGAAACTGCTTGGCAAACCTTGATCCCTACACTGCGTGAAGAAGGGCAGGATTGGCACTCTGAATTATGGGTGACGTGGAACCCTTTGCGTGAAAATGCCCCCGTTGAAAAACGCTTTCGCTTGACAAAAGATCCTAATATCAAAGGCGTTGAAATTAATTGGCGGGATAATCCGCAATTTCCTGATAAACTAAACCGAGATCGGCTGGCAGATTTTCACCAAAGACCGGAGCAATATAGCCATATTTGGGAGGGCGATTATCTGCAGGCTGTCCAGGGAGCCTATTACCAAAAATTATTGCTGGAAGCTGAACAAGAGGGACGCATTGCCCATGTGTCCCGTGATCCGCTTATTCAGATCAAGATCTTTTGGGATATCGGGGGAACAGGTGCTAAAGCAGATGCAACGGCTTTGTGGGTGGCGCAATTTATCGGCCGGGAAATCCGCATTCTTGATTATTATGAAGCACAGGGACAACCTCTGTCTGAGCATATTGGCTGGATATGTCATCGCGGCTATGACAAAGCGCTTATGGTGTTGCCACATGATGGGGCGACGAAAGATCGTGTCTATAATGTGAGTTTTGAAAGTGCTTTGCAACAGGCTGGGTTTCAAACCAAAATTATTCCCAACCAGGGGCTGGGTGCTGTCAAAATGCGTATTGAAGCTGTTCGGCGTTTGTTTCCTGCCATTTGGTTTAATCGTGAGACAACAAAAGCTGGGCGAAAAGCACTGGCATGGTATCATGAAAAACGTGATGAACAACGTAATATTGGCTTGGGTGCTGAACATGATTGGGCTAGCCATGGTGCGGATAGTTTTGGGCTTTTATGTGTTGCTTATGAACAACCAACCTTGCAGCCGCGAAAGAATGTTTATCATCATCGTCCTTCTTCACAAACTTCATGGATGGCTTTTTAAGAGAGAAAATCTCTTAAATTGGGGGGCAACCGTGGCATGGTTAAAACTGGTCTACTGATATCAGAATAGAATGCCTTTGTTTCAGCTATCAGAATAGTGAGGCTTGTATACTGGGTTTTCGGATAGAGAGGTACTAGACTGTGAGAATTGGACGAATGGGAGGTCAGGACAGGGTCCTGTTGGGTTATCGGATAGAGTCTATTGTGGATTATGAGGATTGGGCGAGTGAGCGGTCAGGACAGGGTCCTTCTTTGTATTAGGTTGTCAGGTAGGGGGCCTATATTTGTCTTATCAGACTGAGAGAATATTAGGCTGTTAGGGTGGCGAGGCTTGTACAGGATTCTAGGTGTATAGGATGCTATGTGTATGGGATATCAAGACAGAAGGATCTTAGACTGTTGGATGGTGAGGCATAAGACAAAAAGTGTATTGGGTTATTCGGGCAGAGGTTTCCATGTTGGGAGCTGTCTAGGGTAGCAAGATTGAGCTATTAATAGGGGCTTTTGTGGTGCAGGGCTCTGGGTCAGGGATGAGCACACCCAATTTGTGTATCAGGACACTCTTAAATAATTTGCCCACGAATATCAGGACGGTATGGCCCTTGTATGGGGCCATTTTTCTTTTCTCAAACATCATGGATGGCTTTTTGATGAACCAAAAGATCTCCTCTTTTGAGCTGATTGAACCGATTGCACATCAGGCTCTGTTTAAAAAACTTGTTCGCTGGTATCAGGACGATGTTACCCATGTTGAGCAATGGCGCAAAAATGCCCAAGAAGATTATAATTTTTACAATGGACGGCAATGGAATGAGCAAGACTTAGCCGTATTACGCGAACAAAATAGACCCGTTATGACCTTTAATCGTATTGCTCCTTTGGTCAATGCTGTAATTGGGGCAGAGCGTAACAATAAACGCCATGTTCAATTTATCCCACGGCAAGAAGGGGCGGCCCTTGCTAACCAGATCTTAACGGGTGCTGCAGAATGGTTTCGTGATGAAGCTGATGGCGAATATGAAGATTCCGACGCGTTTCAAGATGCCATTATTGGTGGTATGGGTTGGACAGATACCCGCTTGGATTATGATGAAGACCCGCAAGGAAAACCTATTATTGCTAGGCTGGACCCTATGAAAATGGTGTGGGATGCGAGTGCTGTAAAGCCTAATCTCATCGATGCGCAGCGCGTTTGGTATATTGATGAAAAACCTCTTAGTGTTGCGCAAGCTATGTTCCCCCATATCGATTGGCGCGATCTGGATGCGGATTGGGTGAAACATCCAACACAGGCTTATGACGAAGACGATGCTCTGAAGCTTCAAGATAATGCAGAAGATGACTTATGCCAGGAGGATGTTAAAATGGTCACACTGGCGGAATGCCGCTGGTTTGAACGCGAAGTTATCTATAAAGTGTTGCATTCGCAAACAGGGCAATTTGTTGATTATAGTGAGCGCGATTTTCAACACCTTAAACAAGAAAGGCCTCATCTCCAAGCAACACGCTTAACCAGAAAAATTGTCAAACGTGCTTTCTTAGGCAAAAAATTGTTAGAGGAGCCGGATCAGCCTTTGGTGCCTCCTAGCCAATTAGGGTGGGAGTGCATTACTGGTTATTTTGATAAACTCAGTCGGCAATTTTATGGCATTGTGCGCCCGACAAAAGACCCACAACGATGGGCCAATAAATATTTTAGCCAAGTTATGCATTTGCTCAATAGCCAGTCTAAAGGTGGAGTGATGGCAGAACGTGACGCTTTCGACGATGACCGCCAGGCAATGGAAAGTTGGGCACGAGCAGAGAGTATTACTTGGCTCAAAAATGGTTCGCTTGCTGCGGGGCGCATACAACCAAAACCTGTGGCACAGTTTCCAGCTGGCTTTTTTCAGCTATTTAACGAAGCAAAGGGCGCTATTTCTCAAGTAACTGGATTGTCCCCCGAATTTGTTGGAACACGTGCTGTTAGCCAACCGGGGGTGCTGGAAGAACAACGCCGTCAATCATCACTCAATTTATTGGCCTCCTTTTTTGATGCATTACGACGCTACCGGCAAAGACAGGGAAAAATCATTCTCTATCTGATTCAAAATTACCTTTCTGATGGGCGATTAGTGCGGATTGCAGGTGAAGACAATGCGCAATATGTGCCGCTGACTCGCGAAATGTTCACTAGTTTGGAGTATGATATTATCGTTGATGATGCACCTACGAGTCCGAATGAAAAAGAGCGCACATTTGCTATGATTATGCAGATTTTGCCGCTGATGCAGAATTTCACCACCCCTGATATGATGCTTGATCTCTTGCGCTATTCGCCTTTGCCGGCATCACTCATTCAAAAAATTGCGCTGAGAGTGCAAAAGCAGCAGCAAGCCAGTGATGGGCCCCCTGATGACTTGCACAATAATCATAATACCCAACAGCATAACATTCAACAGGGGAATGAAACCGAGCAGATTTTGCAGGCTGTGATGCAAGGGATGATGACGTCGGGGAGCGATGGTACCAGGAGGTTGTGAATAGGGGCCATGATGCAGAAGGCTGTGATGCTGGGGAAATAATGCTGGGTGCTATGCAAATGCCATATGAGTACGGGCCAAGAGAGGGGGCAGTAGGAGTAGGAAGTATGGGGAGGAGCCATGATGTCCCGAGGGGCTATGGAGCAAAGGGAGCAGCCTGCTCCTTAAGCTTTTAGGAAGCGAGGATGGGGGGATGAGGATCCTCTCCATAAAGAAAATTCTTAACCACGAGATTATTGTCCAAGAAAGAGAAGGTGAAAGCAATGGATGAAGAAGCATTAACAGCGATGGATGAAGGAACATTCACATTGGAAGAACAAAGCCAATTCTTACAAGATTCCCTACATACAGGTGTAGAGGATGAAGAAGAAAGCACTTTTTGGGCAGAAGACCGCAAAGACAATGAAGGGGTGGAAGGAGGAGAAGCGCCACCAGATCCACAAAAAGACTTTATCGGTTATATTCAGTGGTTGGGAAAGGAACTGCAAGCTAAGCGGAATAGCCAGCTCTATGGTGAGGGGAGAAGAAAAGCCGGAGGATTCGAGGCTGGGAGAGGAGAAGTTGGTGGGAAAGGGATTGGTACGAGAGAGGTCAAGGAGTTAGAAGCTGGCAGGAAAGAGGCTGGGGAAGTAGCAGCCGAAGAAGTAGAGGTTAGCAAAAAAGAGATTGGGAAGGTCGTCGTTGGCGGCAAAGACGTTGGGGCTAATGCTTCCCTCCAAGAGGCAGAGCAGCTGCGTTCATTTTTTCATCAATCTTCTGCTGCTATAAAACAAAAGCATCATGATTTTGATCAAGCGGCTAATTTTGTCTACGATATGCGCGCAACACAGCTGGCGGCTTGTGCTGCGCTCTATCCTGAAATGGCAGACCCTAAAGTTGTCGAGGCTATTATCAGTGATGAATTAAAAACAATCCTTCGCGATTGTGCCCACAAAAATCAAAACCCTGCTGAAGTGATCTACACGATAGCACAAAAAATTGGCTATACGACTCCACAAACTGAGACGATTGACACTTTACAAGCAAAACACAATTCTGCTCGTACACTCGCTGCTTATAATGGGCTTGGCCCAAGAGGGCCCATTTCTTTGGAAATGCTCGACAAAATGTCTGAAGCAGAATTTAGCGTTTGGATCGATGATCCCAAAAATAAAACCACTTTTAATCGCTTAATGGGAGGCGTCGATATCTAATGAGCACCGATATCTAATCAGGGAGGAGTCAATAAGCTGTAAAGTATAAAAATATTCAATCAAGGATCCACAATCTTCAACCATAAGATCCACTGTCTTGCTCTCTTAAACATAAGACGCAAATCGCATTCGCATGAACATGGCCGATCAGGCATGACAGGATGACAAGATAGGCTTATTCGCGAGGAAAGCCAAAGAACACTTAGCAACCGGCATAATGGCCGGATTTTTTATTTCAATTGACATCATGAAAAGAGGACCAAATGACCGTAACTCATATCGGATTAAATGACCCATTGGCTGTACGCACATGGTCAAAATTACTCAATCGGGAAGTATCAAAAGCTATTCCTATTGCCCCATTAATTGGTAAAGATTCCAACAGCATTGTGCAATTAAAAGACGAAACCAACAAGGCCAGTGGTGACGCTATTAGCTTTGGTTTGCGTGTGCAATTGCTTGGTGATGGGGTGAGTGAGGGGCAGGCGTTAGAGGGCAATGAAGAAGCTTTGCAATTTCTCAATGATCGTTTGGCGATTAATGAACTTGTTCACGCTGTCCGTGTGAAAAATGAAGGCACCATCGACCAGCAACGTGTTCTACATAATTTACGCACAGAAGCCAAAAATGGCTTAGTCGACTGGTATGCGGATCGTTTAAGTATGATGTTCTTTATTCAAGTGTGTGGTTATACCGCCAAAACGATCAATTTTGAAGGACGTACACTAACACTTAAACCTGTTCATTATGGTTTTAACACACCAACGGTTCCGACCGATAAGCGCATTGTGCGCCCTAATGGCAAAACAAAAGATGAAGATTTGAAGGAAAATGATATTTTTGATCTCAAATTGATTGATAAAGCTGTTGAACGCGCAAAGCTGGCTAATCCTAAAATTAGACCTGTACGCATTGATGGAGAAAATGTTTATGTGCTGTATTTGCACCCAACACAAGTGACGCAATTGCGCACCAATACGGATATTGGGCAGTGGCTTGATATTACCAAAGCGGTTTATAGTGGAACGCGCGCGAAAAACCCTCTCTATAGTGGATCTCTTGGGATGTATAATGGGGTTATCCTGCGTGAGGCAGAACATGTGACGGAAGGTGTAGCAATGGGATATGCTGGGAAAACATCAGATTCTAGCAAGAATACAAGTGGGAATGCAGCTCAGGATGCAGGGGGAGCCCCTGTAGCCAATGTGCGCCGTGCGGTTTTGCTGGGTGCACAAAGTGCGGTTATTGCTTTTGGGAAAGACCGTGGGGCAACACGCTATAAATTGGTGGAAGAGCTTTTTGATTATGAGCGTGAGTTTGGTGTGGCTGCTAAAACCATTATCGGGATGAAAAAAACCTGCTATCACTTACCAAATAGTGAGCAAGGGGAACAGGATTTTGGTACAATCGTTATTCCAACCTATGCGGTTCCTGCTTAAGGAGCTTATCCATATTTGGGAAAGAATTTTTCCACTGTTTTTGTGGTAGGAAGGTTACTCAAGGTCAGGGGGGCGTAGATGGCTCCTTTGATGCTGTTTGATTTCATAAATCTTATTGGTGCTTTGGAGAAATTCCCCTCTGTTTTTTTGGTGGGAAGATTACCTAAATCATGGGGCATGGAGATAGCCCCTTGAAACCATTTTATAAGTAGATTTTAGCATTTGGAAAGAGTTTTTCTACCGCTTGTTGGGTAGGAAAGGCAATATGCACAAAAGGATGATTTACCCTCATGACTGTGATCCCTGTTGACCCCTATCAGACTATGACACATTTTCAATCCAGCCCTTTTGATGTGACAAAAGCAGACTGTGCTAAAACATTGGCACGTATGGTTATGTTGATTCAAGATGAGATTGATGATCCGATGGCGGAATATGCTGTGCAAATTCAAGACTCTATTATAGCAGCCTTGCGTCTTTGTGAACGGGAGCCTTTTTTCTTCAATGAAAAAAAAGAGATCACTTTAAAAATACAAGCTGGAAAGACATGGTATGGGGCTGATGATCATCCTTTTATCGGGGCGCTGATGGTGCTTGAGAGTGTGTTTTTAGAAAATCCTGTAGCAGGACAAACGCAACTTCTTTATAAAAATGTCGAGAGCTTGTACAAAAGCTATGGGGATGATGGGTATTTTGGCAAGGGAGAGGGGTCTGGTATAGGATCCGGAGATGATGATGGTAAAGGGTCCAAAGGACTCAAAGGATTTGGTGCTTTTTCCCATTTCCTCCAGGGAACCCCTATTTTTTATACCTTTTTCCAGCATAAATTAGGGCTCTTTCCAACGCCAAACAAGGTTGAGACTGTTCGTCTTTGTTATGTGCCTTTTCGTTTTGATGAGGGGAGCTGCATACAAGAAGATAATCCTTGGTTGATTTATGCCTTTGATCTCATTAAGGCACGAGCAAAATACGAACTCTACAAAAATATCCTCAAAGATCCTGAATATGCTGCTGTTTCTTTTAATGATTTTCAAGAACAGTTGCAAATTTTGCGCTCTCAGACCTCGCGCAGTAAAGGGCATACAACCATTCTTGCAACGGGGTTTTAAACGGGAGCTTCGATAGGGATTTGACGGGGGATAGGGTTTCAAGTGGGAGCTGCAATAGTTTTAGCAGAGGATTCATAGGGGTTTTAACGGGGTTTTTTTATGGCTTTTTTTTCTATCGCAGAATATCGGCCCGATGTGGCTGATATCAATGGTTTATTTACCGACAAACTCATCAATGTGTTGCCTGCAGACGGATCTTATATTCCTATGCCCAATTTTAGTCCCCTCTCAGAACCCTTTCCCGGTTCTATTTTAGGGGCCATTGTTGTTCGAACTAAAAGTGGTGTTTCAGTTATCGTGGGATCAGAAAATAAACTCTACCTACTCGATAATACCACTTTCCAATGGAAAGATATCAGCCAGAAAGGAAAAGCCTATCTTGCCAATGTTGATGCGCCATGGTCCTTCGCTTTGTTTGGTGATTATGTCATTGCTGTTAATGCCAATGATAAACCACAAGTGATCGATATCCGTTATGATTACACATTTCGCAATTTAGGCGGCAATCCGCCGCAGGCCGGGATCGTTCGGGTGTGGGGGGATTTCGTATGTTTAATGAAATTGTCTGACCATCCACGACGGGTGCATTGGTCTGGCTTGAATGATGCAGAATTTTGGACAGTGGGTAAAAAAAGCTGCGATTATCAGGACTTTCCCGATGGCGGCTACGTTCAAGGCGCAACAGAAACTACCAACCCTATTATCTTTATGCGTTCGGCTATTTACGCTGGGTCCTTCATCCCTGGATCAAAAATCATCTTTAGTTTCCAAAAAATACACGATAAACGAGGTGCCAAAAATTCTGAATCGATTGTGTGTCGAGGGGATACGGCCTTCTTTGTCGATGAAGGCGGGTTTTTTCAAATTGCCAATGATGGCCACATTACATCCATCGGCTTCGAAAAAATCGACCGGACAATGACGAAAAAAATTAATCAAAGCTATTTGCCCATGATGTGGGCAGCGATCGATGGGGTTTATAATCGTGTCTATTGGATGATTGATAGTGACGATCACAAAAAAGAACACACACTGCTTATCTATGATTGGGGTCTGCAAAAATGGACCATTGCCAATGTCAATGTCAGTATAATTTTGCCAATTTTCTTTTCTGGCTACACCTTAGAGGGGCTCGATAAGATTTCTTGTAGCCTTGATGATTTGCCTTTTTCTCTCGACAGTAAAGCGTGGAAGAATGAAATCCCCGTTTTGGGAGCCTTTAACTATGAGGGAAGGCTTGGCTCATTTTCTGGTGAGCCAATGGCGTGTGTTGTGACGTCGCAAGAAATGGGACAGACAAATGGCAGTATGACACGTGTGAATAATATTATGCCTCAGGTTAATAGTGCACAATGTTATGTGACTGTGGGGGTGCGTTTGCACCAAGCACTGGAAGAAGATGTTGTGTGGTTGCCAGAACGACAGCCTTCTCGCAATACGGGGCAAATTCATTGCCGGGTACGCGGACGGTTTTATCGTTTTCAGTTGCGTATTCCTGCTGGGGCTCAGTGGTCCCATATAACAGGATTTGATGTGACCTCAAAGCCTGCTGGTCGGCGATGATGATCTTTTCAAGAAGAAGATTGAGGACGAGATGTGGTGGCAGATCTGTCTGTAGAGGGAACGGTGGTGGTGAAGCTGTAGGGGAGAAGTATGGCTGTGAAGCGATTTACGGTAAGAACTGTCAAGGTGAGGAGCCTGTAGCGGGGGGATTTTGTGGTGAGTCTGTAGGGATAGTCTCACCCCTAAAAGGGGTTCCCGAAGAGAGCGAAAGAGACTTGAAGGGGACAAAAGGGGCTTCTGATGGGGGATATTCCCTCCACCTAACCCATGAATGGCCGTGGGAAAAAATAGAGCCCTATCAAGGTGCGATCAATGCCGCCATGAATAAATATGCCAAGCGCTTTCCCGATGATGTGTGTTTGCAAAGTGTAGCTCAGGAAATTGCCAATGGGCAAACCCAATTATGGCTCATTTTAAAAAATGAAACTGATTTTAGTGCTGTGAGCATTACAAAAATTGAAACAACACACACAGGAAAAAAACGAGTTGTCCTTTTAGACCTTGCTGGAGAAGGCGGGCTCGATTTGGTTCCGCTTATTCAGCATCTTGAGGATTGGGCTCGAACACTCAAAGCTGATGAAATGCTAACAGTGGGAAGGATCGGCTGGGCTAAAAGGCTGCGCCGTCACGGACACACTTTCAATCTTATTCATTATAGAAAGGTTTTCAACCGATGAGTAGACGCGAAACAACACCGCAGGCGCAAACAACAACGCAAACCAATGCGCCGCCTGCTTGGGCAATAGATATTTTTAAAAAAGCTGCCTCTGATGCGCTTAATCTTTACAATAAAGGCATGGGTGAGCCTACTTATCAAGGAGAGCGCTATGCTGGTTTAGGTGAAACAACACAAAATGCTATCAAAGGTTTGAGTGAGGCTGCCCAAAAATATAGCGCATCTCCTCTGAATGATTGGCTTAAAGGGCCAACAAACAGTGCAACCAACCTTTCTGACATGGCAGCAGGAAATTTGATCGGCAACAATAACAAATTTCAAGAGGCTCTTAACAATGCGCTGAGTAAAACTTCCGATTCAATCAATCAGTCTATGGCGGGGGCTGGTCGTTATGGCTCTGGCGCGCATACCGGTGTTTTAACTAATGAATTGGGTGCTTTAGCGACAAAAGCAAATGCACAGCAATATAACCAAGATGTGCAAAATATGATCAATGCCAATAAGCTGATTGATGGGTCTATGAATGACCAAGTGAATGCAGCTAACAATTTTTATCAAGGGCAAAGCCATGCACAAAGTAGTGCTTTAAAAGGTGGGGTCTTGCAAGATGCCGATCGTCAGAGTGCTTTAGATGCTGAGCGTGAAAAATGGACAGAGCAAGAAAATCAAGCCTGGAACCGGCTGGAAAAATTGCTCCAGGCTGGAGTTGCCTCTGCGGGCAATTATGGCACTAAAACAGGGCAGTCAACAACTATGCCCTCAGTTACGAAAGATCCTCTTAGTGATGCGATGCGGTGGCTTGGATTGATCAAGGGGATTGCTGGCCTTTCTGATGTCAGAATGAAAGACAATATTGTGCCTGTTGGGCAGAAAAATGGCTATCCACTTTATGAATTTAATTATAAAGGAGGTGCGCAACGTTACCGCGGTGTAATGGCACAAGATGTGCTGCACTTGAATCCTGATGCTGTGCATTGTGATGCAAAAACACATCTGCTCTATGTTTATTACAACAAGCTTGGTTTCAATATGGAAACTGTTGATGCAAAAGTAAGTGTTGACGTGTTCAAAGAAAAACAGAGGATGCAACCACGAAAGGGAACATTTTTGTCTCTTCTCTTGGCTCTACTGGCTTGTTTGCCGGGTTTTAGATTTTGGAAAAAAGGAGACGTTTGATGAGTTCAATTTACGATTGGTCGTTTCAGGCTCCTGAAAATGCAAATGCGGATGAGATGATTAACTGGGCAGAAGGCCAACCACCAAGTTCAGTCAATGACAGTGCTCGTGCGATGATGCAACGAATCAGGGAATATGTGTCCGATCATGGAGGAGCGATAGAAACGGATTTTACTGTCAATGAGACAGATAATCACACATCCATTAAATTGGTGACAAAATCTCCTTTGACGGTCTATCATGATGAAATTGTTGTTCGCTTTAAAGCACAAGAAAACAACCTTGGGGCAACGAGCGTTATTTTAAATCAACTCTCAGCGCAGCCCGTTTATAAAACTACAGGAAATGGCGTAGAACCTCTCAGTGGAGGAGAAATTCAAAAAGGTGGGCTTTATGAGCTTGTTTATCATTGTGGCCTTGCTGGCAAGGATTGCGATGGTTGGTATTTAACTAATCCAACAATTATCTTTCCTGAGCTTTTTCCATCAGGCTTTATTGCCACTTTTGCTATGGAAATCTTGCCTGCAGGGTGGCTGGTTTGTGATGGGAAAGAATATCAACGAGATGCCTATCCTGCTCTTTTTACAGCGATTGGTGAAGTTTGGGGCAAAGGAGATGGACAAACAACATTCAATGTCCCTGATTTTAGAGGCGTGTTTTTGCGGGGTTTAGATAGTGGAAGAGAGATCGATAAGGATCGCCTTTTTGCTAGCCAGCAAGACGAGTCTTTTAAAGCCCATACCCATGAAGGGACAGCAAATGCAGCTGGTGAGCATCAGCACGTCTATCAACAGCTCATGCGGACGACGTCTGGGTCAACGACTTCTATGCATCTTAGATATTTTGCACCTTTCAAAGATGTTTGGACAAGTTCTGCAGGCATACACACACACACGCTGACATTAAAAGAAACAGGGGGTGAGGAAACGCGCCCGGTTAATGTTGCTGTTGTCTATGCGATTAAAACGTGAGTGTTGAGCCTGTTGCTTATTGGGAGAATCAGTGCGCAACACAAAGTAGGGGGCCTCTGCAATGTCATATCCTATCATAAACTATTTTCGAGCTTTGCGTCTTATGAAGGAAGATCATGCTAAAGTCAGGGCCAAAGGTCTAAGGTAAAGCTAAGGGCGGGGTTAAGATTAGATCAAGGAGAAAAGTTTAAGGCTAAGAAGATCCAAGGTCAATAAGGTTAGTGTTCGAGGTTAGAGCTCAAGGTTAGGCACTGTTTTCGTTAAGGAAGGGGATTCGTTGTCGCTGATAGTGCAGATTTTAACCATGATGAAACTGGTGACAAACTTTCCTTTTAAGCACTGAACATAAATGACACGACATATGAGAGAGTATCATGGCATTTTTTCCATTTTCTATCGCTGATATTGATGATCCTGAACAGATTCGGGTGGTTTTTTATGCCAATGGGCGAATGGGACATCTTCCTTTGAATGCTCTGTTAAACCAGATGCACAAAAGGGTGGAACGTGCCGATAAAAAAACAAACAAAAATTACGTCAAAATGGAGCAGCGTATTTCTGCTTTAGAAGACTGTGTCACAACGATTATGAAAAGTAAGAAGTATGATGATGAGAAAGCGAAAGGTGATGGGAAAAGTGATGATCTCTCACCAACACTACTATAAGCATTACACTCATCATTATTAGCTTCAGAGAAGCTTTTTGTGGGGGATTAAGAATTATGAGGAAAATATCAAGGGAAGGCTTTGCCTTACTTCAACAATGGGAAGGCTTACGTTTAGAGGCCTATCAAGATGCTGTGGGGATCTGGACGATTGGTCATGGCCATACAACAATGGCAGGGGCGCCCTTTGTGCGCAAGGGGATGAAGGTTACCAAGGCCCAAGCCGAGGCCATTTTGCGACGTGATTTGGTACAATTTGAAAAGGCTGTTGAACAGGGGGTATTTCAGCTTTTAACGGATGAGCAATTTGCTGCTCTTGTCTCTTTTTGCTATAATATTGGGGTGGAGGCTTTTTGCCAATCTACCTTGTTAAAAAAGCTCAATAAGGGGGATTATGAAGCTGTCCCCGCTGAGTTGCAAAAATGGACAAAAGCAGGAGGAAAACGTCTAAAAGGGCTTGTGCACCGGCGCGCTGCTGAAGCAGGTTTATGGGCTAAGGGAGCTTATGTTTCTTCCAATTACCAAAAGGTAGAAACAGCAGAGAAATTGTCTCTGTTGAATGTGGAAATTTTAGCGCCAATTATTGGGTCTTTTTCTGGATTAACGGGTTTTTTCACTGGATATGGTCCTGTGCAATGGGCTTTGGCTGTTGTGATGGTAACAGCCGGGATTGTTGGTGTTTTTGTCTATATTACTCGGATGAGGGAGGAAAAGAGATGACTTTGCTGTCTCGTTGGGGAGGGATGATGACTGCTCTTTTTTTTGTCGCTTTTACAAGTTTTTTCTATGGGCGTTCTTTTGAGCGCAGCAAAAGCTTGATCAACGCGATTTCATCTTTTCAAAATCGTGAGAAAATCAATGATGAAGTTTTTGCACTCTCTCCTTTTCACCTGTGTCTTTCTCTTGGCGGCATGCCAAAAGAATGTGCCGACATCTTGCGCCGGGTGGAGCAGGTCGCCCCCGATTAATAAACCTGCTGATTTAGTTAAAACAGAACCCTTATTATCGCGTTGGATTGTTGCAACAGATCGCTTTGGTCAGCAGCAAAAATGTTGGGGAGTTTTATTAAAACCCCATGATTCTTTAACAGCACGCTTTTGATTGGGTTTATTCTCTTCCTTTGCGGTATTGCAAGCTTTGCCTTTCTTACCTTATGAGATAGATAGGCGGTTTATTGACCAATGTTGGTGTCTGCTAGTGTCTGTGGTTGATTTGTTATCTCGAGTTAATCTGTGGAGGGCTTATGGGGCCTGCTGTAAGTCAATCAGATGAGATTGATGAAAATAAGGGGGTGGGAGTTTCTTTTCCCAGGATGCATGATTGCTTTTTGCAATAA